TCAAGCAATCACAACATGGGCATTACAAAACGCCATTCATGGTAAAAATAAAGTCGAGGAACAATGGGCGTGTAGTGAGTACACCAGAAATATACAACCCTTTTTAGAAGATATAAAAGCCATTCATCTTAGTGAATTTAATATTAACCATTCATCAGGTTACGCTGGTCAATGTGACGCTTTAATAGATACAGAAAACCCTGACGGCCATTCAGAACTGACAATAGTAGATTTTAAAACTTACGGAAAAGATACAGATAAACCAGAAAAATATTTACAGGATCATTTATTACAGATAGGAGCGTATAACGAGGGATT